CATGCTGTCCTTCGACTCTACCACAAGCTTCCCTGAACTCGTAAAATTGTAGCGCGGAGCCACCAACTCCATGCGAAGCATGTCGTCTTTGGGGAGTTTCACCGACCGCGTGGATAACCAGTCCTTCGCAGACATCCACAGTTCGTCACGCAATTTGTTTGCATTGGGGTTCATGGCCGAACTCTCGGACACGTTCACGTCCTTCACGTTGAACCCCTGCTCACGCAGGCGATCAGCAACACCGCTGCCCAGTCCAATCGTGTCCACGCATATCTCTGCTGGCCGATCCAACTTCGCTTCATTGACGACCATGCCAACCGTCTGCATCAGATCGAGGCCACCCCATGACTTGATCTCTACAACCAAGTTGCCACGCCGCTTGCACAAGGCCGTCCGGTCAGTACCGAAGCGTGCGACGTCGAGGCCGTAGATCATCGGCTCGTCCTCGGTGACAGTGACATCGCGATCAATGGCTGCATCCACCAGTTCCGCCCCGATCAACGTGTCGTCATCGGTCAACGCAAACTCACCCAGCACGCGGATGCGGTATGCGTTGCTGCCCTCGCCATAGGTGGCCGAGATCTGGTTCACGAAGTCTTTTGCTACAAGCGGGTTATCCAAACAGGAGACGTGCATCCTGTGCCAATCGGACGCCAGTTGGTGATGCGTCTTGTAGAACAGGCCGCTGTTGCGCGTGGGGTTGGAGATCAGGATCGTCGTTGCCGAATGGCCTGACATCGAGCCAGCGGCAGCCTCGAACACTGCCTCCGGGACAGCACTCGCCTCATCGACGACCAGAAGCACATGCTCCGAGTGAACACCGGCCAAGGCTTCCGGCCTGTCAGCTGAACTTGTTCTGGCTGAGATAAAGCTAGACTCAGGTGCGCCACGTAGCACGATCTTATCGGAAAACACCTCAATACTGTCGCGCAGGACAGGCGGTAGCTTGTTAACCCATGCCTTTAACTCGGCGAACAGTGCGTCAAACAACTGGGCTGCCGTTGGAGCCGTGACCACACCCTTCTGCGGGAACCGGGTCAGTGAGTGCCAGATCAATGCCCACGCGCAGCCTGTTGACTTTCCAACGCCGTGGCCTGCGCGAACGCTGATCCGTCGCTCACCCCGCGCAATGGCGCGCAGGAAATCCTGCTGCCACGGGAGCGGTTCCGCCTTCAGCACCTTACGCACAAACGCAACAGGGTCATCCTTATAAGCCCGGATAAAATCAACATAAGCCTGCGCGTCATTATTTTGCGTCATGCAAAGCCTTCTTCCCCGGCATCACCGGATCACCGTCTCCGGTCCACTGCATCAAAACAGCATATTCGCCATGCGGCCTGCCGAGATCAGACACCGTGATCCAGCCAGCGGCCTCATACGCCGCAACCATGCTGTGTATAACATACTTATACCAGCCGCTCACCGGACACCTCCGCAAACGTGCGACCCTCTCCTTCGAGGATCGCCTGCTGGCCGGTGAAGTCTTGCCAGCGTTTGACTGCCACATCGACATACGCGGGGTTCAGTTCTACCGCGTAAACATGCCGCCCAGTCATCTCGCCAGCAATGATTGTCGTGCCGCTTCCGCTGAACGGCTCATAGATAGCCTGACCCGGCGATGAATTGTTTTCTATAGGCCGCTTCATGCACTCAATAGGCTTCTGCGTGCTGTGGCCGGTTTCGGATTTTTTAGGCTTGTCGATCTGCCAGAGTGTTGTTTGTTTTCTGTCGCCAGAATAATGCGATATTTTCCCTGTCTTTACCGCATACCAGCAAACTTCGTGTTGGTAATGGTACGCACCGCGACCAATCGCAAATTGACTTTTTGCCCATATGATTTGTTGTTTTGGCTCAATCTTAGATGACAAGAGACTTTCATAAACAGTGCATTGGAGTGGGCCGGGAGCGCACCAGACATACGCCACGTCACCGGGAAATAATGCCCACGCCTCACGCCAGTCTGCTTTGTCGTCGTTCTTCACGACGCCTGTGGCGCGACCGCCAGCCTTGCCACCAAGTGCGCCATCTCGCCAGCTGGCATCATACTCCACGCCATACGGAGGATCAGTCACCATCAAGTGCGGCTTCACAGGACCAAGCAACTTTGCAACCGTGTCAGCCTCGGTGCTGCTGCCGCAAACAATCCTGTGGTTTCCTAATACCCAGACATCGCCCAAAACAGACACAGGGTTGGCCGGTGGTTCCGGTACTTCATCAGGATCAGTTAGCCCCTCCGTCTCCTCAGCAGTCAGAGAGGCCAACATCTTGTCATCAAAGCCTAGAAGACTGAGGTCGAACTCAGCGTCAGCTAGTTCCGCGATTTCCACTTTCAGCATGTCCGCATCCCAGCCAGCGTTCAACGCCAACTGGTTGTCCGCGATGACGTAAGCTCTTTTTTGCGCGTCCGTCAGGTGGCCCAGCGTAATCACCGGAACCTTCTTCTCCCCCAGCTTCCTTGCCGCCATGACGCGACCGTGGCCCGCGATGATCGTGCCGTCCGGGTCAACAAGGATCGGATTGGTCCACCCGAACTCACGGATGCTCGAGGCTATCTGGGCAACCTGTGCGTCACTGTGCGTGCGGCTGTTGCGTGCATACGGAAGCAGGTCGCCAATGTCGCGCCAGCTGATCTCGTAGCCTCGCTGCGGTTGCGCCTTAGTTTTCATTTTTCACCATGTATTTTTGTGGAGATGGTGCTGCCGCAGCAGCCGCCCCCCGGGGGTGGGGGTGCCGGGGGGGGTCTGGCTGAACATGGTTCCGGTGAAGCGACCGCGCGTCATCTGTAACCGTTACGCATCCGTTCCTACTGTAGCCAAGCTCGTTCGCATAAGGTGCATTATGGAACATCTTCGTCGCTGCCTATAGGTTTCCGGGTTTCTATAGGCAAAACCTTTTCTGCGGTTACATCAATCACAGTCGGCCTGTTCGCCTTGGCCTCCTCGGCCAACTGACGCAAGGCGTCGAGGTGCAGTGTGTGGTTGTGGTTCACGTTGACCTCGGAGCGTTCGCCGTACGTGCCGCTTTGTAGCCGGGCAGCAAGCCACTTGTAGCTGTCAATGGCGACACGGGCAGCGTTTGGATCAATACGGCCCGCAAGTACGCCTTTCGCAATGTCGCCGATGGTATCAGCGTAGACTAGGCTACGGTTCGCACAGGCGCGCGTGTAGGACTGACGGAAGCTTTCGTCTTCCGCAATCCATCTATGCAGCGTGCGAACGTCTGGCATGTCCTCGTCGTTGCCAACGGAAGCCAGAGACCGCCCTGACGCCACGCGCAACAAGACAGCCTCCATCATTTCTGGCGTCTTGCCGCTCGGCCTGCCTGTTTTCTTTGGCAGCTGCTCAATAACAACCTCCTTTACAGGCGGCGGCGTTCTCGGCGGCTTATCCTTCTTCCTCAACCTTATCCCCCATCCAAACTGTTTTGGCAGTTATACTGACAAAAGATTGACAGGTCAAAAGGGTATCTCATCCCCACCCTTCGGAATCCTGCCAGCGACCAGCGTAGAGCCGGGAAACACCGTTTTAACTGCAGACACTGCAGACCCGGCTTCAGTCGTCTCCAGCAGCCGGATGACCTCCTCAAACGATACGACAATGTGATCAGGATACCGTCGAGCTAGTGCTGACCCTTCGCTTCCTCTGGCGCAGAAGCAATACTTCCGCTTGCCATCCTCGCTGGCTTGGAACCAGACGTTGCCTGCGTCCTCCGGCCTGTGACCAGCCTCCCGTGCAGCCTTGTCCATCAGCTGCCATCCCTTCGCCAGTGACGCAGACTTCTGTGCTGCCAGCGCAGGATCGCCTCGGCGTATCGCCTCATCCAGCTGCCGCTGTGCAATGGCGAACTTGGCAGCCAGCTCCGGCGGCACCAGTCTCTCAATGCGACCGATGCCCCACTGCCCCTCGACCCGCAGCGCCGCCTCGTCCGCATACTGCACGGCAGCCCGCCACGCGGCTTCCGTGTCGCTCTCGACCGGGTTTGTCAGCGTGTCCGCAAGCGCGGTCTTTACCTTGCTCATTGTCCTCTTTCCCCCGACTTAGCCTGCGCCTCTGGATAGCTGGATAACATTTCCGAGAATGACTATTACGATTGCTAAGTGCATTTGGATAATACGTCTGGATAGCATCAACCCTGAGACATAGTCGCCGTGAACCCTGTATTATCAATATATTATAAAAATCGTTAGAATAAGCTATATTATTATCCACTATCCAGACCGACTTCACTTTCTCCGACGATGTCTCGGAAACCCCGCTATCCAGAAAAGCTATCCAGAAGCCAAGCTCAACTAAAACACGTCCTTCTCCATCCTAAGATCGAGCAGGTCATCCTCGGCCACAGGCGCAACCTCGGCAGCCTTTGCCGCCTGCTCCATGCCCTTCCGTGGCACATACCTGCTTTGCCCAGCCCATGATCCATTGGCGAACTTGCCTGCCCTGATCCACCCGTTCTGCATGAGGATCGAGACGACCCGATTGCTTGAAGCCCGGTCTCGTCTGGCAGTCTCGATAGCCATTTCGGCCATGATCTTTGGCACACATGTCTCCGTCTCCTTGGCGATGATCTCCAGCACGTTCGCCTGCCACGGGTCTTCCAGCAGCCTGTCCTTCTGCTCCTGCGCTGCGACCTTCTCCACGGCCTCTGAGAGCCACCATGACGCCCCGTCCTTATAGGCGACCACGGCTTCGCCCCACAGCTGGTCACGATCTCTAGCCAGCGCAGCCGTGTCCACGCGATCAATGGCGACCGGCCAGAACCTG